CCGCCACCGACCCCGCCGACAGAGTTGCCACCGCCGCCGGAGCCCATCTCTTCCAGATCTTCCTTCTTACTCATTGCTCGAAAGCTCCTCAGCCAGCTTGTGGAAGAGCATCATCTCTTCGATGACGGACTCGTCGAGACGGGAGACATCCAGCTCAGAGAGCTTCTTGGCCGCCTCCACGTAGCGCTGCTTCATGACCTTGTCTTCCTGGACTTCCTTCATCTTGTAGGACTTGACCAGGGTCTGAGCGATGCGGTTCTTGTCCTCGACCAGCTTCTTCTTCAGGTCGGTGGAGTGTTCCGTGACCAGCGCCCGGACGTACGTCTCGAGGAGGGCCTTCTGCCCGCCGGAGAGAGAGTTCCCGTACTTCTCGTTGAAGCGCCGGGAAGCCATGGCGTTCACCAGGTCGTCGACCTTCTCTTCGAACGGCTGGTCCGGCTTCGGCGGGGTGGAGGTCATCCACGCCACCATGCCGTCTTCCAGCTGGATCGCCTGGAAGTTCTCGGAGAGACGCTTGCCGCGGTGGCTGTCGATGTAGAGCTGGATGCTGGCGAGGAGCCGGTACTCGGGCAACCGGTGCTTGTCGAAGAAGTCCCGGCCGAACGTGTAGTTCAGCTCCTTGATGAGGTTGCTCTTCTTGGAGTCGAGCTTCTTGGAGTCGGCGTTGGAGGCCTGACGGGCCACTTCACCGAGGATCCGACGGGCGGTCTCGCTGGTCACCCCACGGGTGTCACGGATCGCCCGGAACAGCTCGAGCTCCTCGGCCAGGGGTTCACCGTCGGAGAAGTACCGCTCGGTGATCTCCACCGTTTGGTTCGCCCCTTCCTTGTCCTGGTCGACGAGCTGTGAGCCGAGACGGCGCACGAGGAACTCGTACACCAGTCCGGAATTACGCTTCTTGTTGTGCTTGAAGGCCATATTGAGATGTCCTCTGGGTTTAGGTTCTAGGTCTAATTAGGAACCCAGACCGTCTTCTACTTCTTCTTGTCCAATTCTCGGGCCTGATCCATGGTCCGACGGATCGTCTCGTCGATCTCCTTGGTCCTCTGGATGGAGTCCTTGAGCTTCCGGTCGATGACGGACTCCGACCTTTCGTCTTCGCTCAGATAGACCCGCTTCCCGATCTGCCGGGCGATGCTGTCCGAGAAGGGACGGTTGATCAGCCTCTTGAAAGCCCGCATGTCATTGGGATCGCTGGCGGTCTGCTTCTTCCGACCGAAGACATGGGTGTGGAGGTTGGTCGACGGGTTGAAGAGGTCGTGCCCCTTTCCCGTAGACATCATGGCGTCGTTCCCCTCGGAGCCCTTGTTCTTCTTCTCGTCCTGAGGTTCCAGCTTCTTGAAGCCGACCCTCGGGTTCTGGCAGCAGGTCGCCTGGGCCGGGTTGAAACCCTTGTTCCAGGGGTAGCTGTGGCCGCAAGTCATACACTCCAGTCCCCAGCCCTTGTCCTTCTTCTCGGGGAGGACTTCCTTCTCCTCCTCACCAGAGAGGTCGGAGGGTGACGTCCTGTAGGGCGTACCGGCTACACCTTCCGTGGGTGGAGCCTCCTCGGCGCCACCTCCGGGTTCACCTCCGAGCGTGGTGGGAAGCTCCCCCTCGCCAGGAGTCTCTTCCCCACCTTCCGGCGGGGTCTCGCCACCCGCGCCGCCGCCCGGCGGCTGGTTCTCGGTCGGAAGCTGCATGGCTTCCAGGGTGAGGTCCTCGAGCTTGTCGGCCCGCTTCCCTTCCATGACCGCCTCGATCTCGTCGTCCGAGAGGTCGAAGATCTTCTTGTAGACAGTCTTGCGGTCCAACATGCCCTCAGTGGCCGTGCCGGCGATCTCGAACTTGGTCCTCCAGAGCTCCAGCTTCTGCTGAAGGGCGATGGAGGACGGGTTCGCCATCTTGATTTCGAAGTCCACCAGGTCTTCCCCGGAGTACCCGAGGAGGAAGAGGTGGATGATGGCGATCTTGTTCAGCTCGGAGATGATGATCTTCTGGATGCGCTCGATGGTGCGGGCGAACCGGACGTCCTGCTGGGCCAGCGTGGCCTTGCTCCCGATCTCTCCCTCGTAGCCGAGGTACGACTTCGGGATCTTCAGGGCCGCGAAGAGCTTGTTCTGGATGTACTGGACGTCGTCGATATCGCCCGTGAACTGGCCGCCGGCGAGAGTCTCGATCTTCGAGCTCTTGTCGCCGCGGGTCGGGATGAAGTAGTCCTCGTCGACCGAGAGCGGGTTGTACCGCAGGTCCACTCGACCCGTGGTGGGGTCGACGACCTGGGTCCGGCGCAGACGGGTCTTGATCTGCTCCATGAACGACTCGATGTCGGCCGGAGCGACGTTGCCCACGTCGATGTAGAACACGCGCCGCTCGGGCGAACGGACGATGCGGTACACCAGCATCGCGTCCTCGATGAGGATCAGCTGCCGCCAGATGCGGCGGGCCGGCTCGATGATGGACGCGCCGTAGGGGAGGAAGTTGTCGTTGCCCAGGAGCCGGAAGTGGATGACCTGCCAGTTCTCCAGGATCATGTTGCCCTGGGTCAGCCAGCGGAACCGGACGGCGAACGGGTCTTCCTTGTCGTACCCCTCCTCACGCTCGATCTCGTTGATCGGGATGGGGAGCAGGTTCAGGATGCCGTTGGACTCGGAGGCGTCCACGAACAGGACGAAGTCGCCATACTTGCAGAGGTTGCGGGTCCAGCTCCAGGCGTTGAACTCGAAGTTGAGGATGTCGAAGAACAGGGTCTCCAGGGTCTGCTTGATCTCCTGGTTCTTGCTGACGATCTTGATAGTCTGCCCGTGCTCGTCGAAGGAGGTGACCTCGTCACCGTAGATGTCCAGAGCGGAGGCGATCTCCGGGGTGAACTCCATCTCGGAGTAGTCGGCGTAACGGGCGAGACGCTCGTACTGGCCGTAGCTGGCGAGCGAATGGACGTAGAGGGAGCTCAGCTCCTTCTTATAGGCCCTCGCGGTTCCACGCGGCTCATTGAGCTTCTCACCGGCAGCGATCTTGTGACGGACGACGGGGCCTGAACGGAAGAGCCTGGTGAGGCGCTTCCACATGTTCTCGGGCTCTCTCGTCTTTGTCTGCAGCTCAGGCATGTCTTATCCCTTCAAGATCCAGCTATAGTCTTCGACGATCCCGTTCGGCAGGGTGATCTTCATCTTGCGCGGATCTGTCTGTCCACCGCCAAAGATTCCCAGGGCCTGCTGGCGTGCGATCTTCGGGTCCTTGTTGGCTCCCGGAATGTCGGAGTTCAGTGTCGTGGTCTTCGACATGGCGTTCATCAGCTTCTTGTTCACCTCTTGGGTGGCGAAGCTGGGACCCATGACGGTGTCCCTTACCCAGGCCGCGATGGCCCCGGACATCACCAGGTCGTCGTTGTAGCCCTTCATGGCTTCCGGACGACCGTTGTTCCAGATGAACGTGCGGAGCTCCTGAAGGAAGCGCCGGCTCCGGATGACCATGCTCCGAGTGCGGATGTACTCCTCCAGCTTGTTGCAGATGAGCGGGCGGGTGCGCTGGGAGGTGGTGAACCCTGGGATGAGGTCAGGATCGTGAATCCCGAACAGGGTGTTGACCGCCTCACCGGGCTTCTGGTCTCCGCGGCGGGAGTAGTACACGTTGGGGTAGCATGCCAGGCGGACGTGTTCCAGGCAGGCCAGACCGACCTGGTTGTTCTCGATCACCAGCATGGCATTGCCGTAGGTCTCACCCATCTTGCAGAGGCTCTTGGCGAACTGGTCGGGCGGGACCTTGGCGTAGTATTCCGCCACCTGGCTCATGTTCCTGAGCTCGAAGATGTGGGCGGCCGAGTAGTCCTTGCCGTCACCTCGGGCAACGTCGGCCGTGATCAGGTAGGTGTTGCCGGAGTCGTACGGCCACCAGACATGGAGGGCTCGATCTTCGAGCTCCATGCTGATCGGCGGGAGGACGCCCTTCTCGATCTCTTCGAGACGTTCGCCGGTGATGACGGTGTCACCCGAGGCATTGAAGTTGCACTCGAGCTCCTGGGCCACTTCTCGGGGACCCATGTTCGCCGACTTGACTTCCTTCCTGAACCAGGAAGAGGTCTTGAAGCCGGGACGGAGAGGGTCGTCCTCGAGGTCGGCGACGTGTTCCGGGTGCCGCCACCACATGAGACGGGTCGGGTTGAAGTCGTTCTCGCCGGTCTCGGCGTCCGTGTAGAGCTGGTGGTACTTGTTGCCGACGCCGTTCGGGGTCGACAGGATGATGGCGCGGCCGCCGGCCTGCACGACCGGGTAGATACCGGTCCAGAGGTCATCGAAGCCGGGGATGAAGGCCGCCTCGTCGACGATCATCAGCGAGACGGCTTCTGAACGGCCGGCGTCACCTGATGTTGCGATGGAGTGGATGCGGGAGCCGTTCGTGAGTTCGATCGACTTGACGTTGTCCGAGATCTGGTCCGCCAGGACGAGCCACTTCGGGAGCTTCTTGAAGGCGGTACGGACCTTGCGGACGATGTTCTTGGCGGTCTCATCCTTGGAGGCCATGACCACCACGTTCTTGTCGCGGTGGAAGAGGATGAGCCAGAGGGCGTAGGCGGCGGTGACTTCGGAGATGCCGAGCTGGCGGGCCTTCAGGATGACGTTGAAGCGGTTCTTGAG